CCCGGCCCAGGTCGCCGACCACGTGGTGGCGCAACAGGGAACCAGGCGGGAGCGAGCGGGCGAACCGGACCACGGCGGCCGCATCATCCGGCGCGCCGGTTTTGCGGGTTCCGTGCCAGGCCAAGGCAACAGGGCCGCCGGTCCCGTAGCATCCGCCGGCCTGGTCCTGGCCGACCAGGCGGGCCGCCTGGCCGTGCGCAACAAACACGACCACGAAGTCACGGTCACCACGTGCGCACAATGGCCGGCCGTTTCCGCACTGCGCGCAGCTGAAACTATCGGACAGCTCGGCCGGGCATTGCACGAACCGGACCCCAGCGGCCGTGTACGGCCAGACAGTCCCGGCCGGCGCGGCCACCACGGCCGGGCGGCCGATGGCCACGGCGGCCAGGGCCTGGTCGATCGTGTCGCAACTGACATTGATCACGGTTTCACCAGGTGCCGGAGCGGGCAGGGTCTCGGCGGGAAAGTGGGAATAGGTCCAGGCCTGGCCACGCGGCGGGACGGCCTGGCGCACGGCGGCCAGGTAATCGGGATCGACCAGGTCGGCCCCCTGGTCACCCTGCGGGTTCAGGGGGCAGCTCTTAGGGCACGTGCCTAGGGTTTGATGCTGGCCGGCGCGGTACGTGACTGCGATCGGGCCGGTTTTACGGTTTGCGCTGGTGCGGACGGTTTTTAGCATGGCGGTCCCCTTATTTTCCCGACGTGAAACGGCCCAGGCCGGGCACGCGGAAAACCAAGGGGTGACCGGTCCAATCGCGGGCCGGCGAGTCGGTGACGTAGTGCTTGCACGCCAGGGCGCGGGCCTGAGCGCTCGCGTCGAACCGCCTGTTTTCATCCTGGGAGGCTGAAAACGGCGCGACGACCTGGCCGTTCACCCGACAAATTAACCGGACGTAAAAATACCCGTCGTGGCGTGCATGTTGGCAATTTCTGCAGGATTTCTGCATGTCGAGCTCTCTTTCTCTCTTTCTGTTGCCAGGTGTCCGACCTGGCGCGGTGTTTGTGATTCTAGCGACTAACATGCAAACAAACAAGCCCCGACCACAAACAAAAAACCCGGCACGGTGGCCGGGTCCTGGTGCGGTCCTGGTCGATCAGTCCGGCCAGGTTTGCTCTGCAGCTGTTGCACGGTAACCCGCGAACAGGTCCGCAAAGGCCCCGACCATGCGGGCCTGGTTTGCCAGGTCGGCACGGAAGAAAGCTTCAGCCAGTGCGGATGCAAACCCGCCGCCGCAGGTTTTCATCATTTGCGCGGCCCGATGGTTCCATACCTGGCGCTCGACCTGGTTCATCATCTCGTACGGTTTGACGTGTTCGTGGTTCACTGGGCCTCCCAATATTTCAACTCGCGGGACATGTCGGCGGCCAGGTCGTGCCAGGCCCAGGCGCTGATTATTCCGTTGCCAGGATCGTCGGGACGGCCGGCGGCCAGGACCTGGTCGGCGTATTGCTGCACGGCCTCCAGGATGAAGGCCTGCGCAAGCGGGCCGCCCGGATAGTTCGTCATCAGGTGCGTGATTTTCTGCACGTTTGTCTTGCGTTTCATGGCGGCCCCTTAGGAACGGATCGAGAACACGTTGTTCTGGAAGTAATCGCGGATCGCGCCCGGGACGTCAATCATCCCGGCGATTTGGTCCTGGTCGAGTTCGCCGGCCAGGTCTTTTAGGTCCAGCTCGCCGGCCAGGTCGGACAAGTTCAGTTCGCCGGCCAGGTCGGACAGGTCGAGCTCTCCCGCCACCTGGCTGGCCAGGTCGTCCAGGTTCATCTCATTGGACAGGTCGGACAGGTCAACCTGGTCGGCTATCTCCGAATAATCCAGGACCTCGGAAAAATCCACGTTCGCGATCAGGTCGGAGGGATTGATATACCGGGCCAGCTTCGCCAGGTCGACGCGCTCGGCCAGGTCGTCCAGGTCAACCTCGGCCCGGCCGCTAGCCTTTTCGACAAAGCTTTGCAGCTTTTCCCAGAACCATTCCTGGCTGTCCAGGGCCTCGATGACGCGGGCCTTGTCCAGCTGGATTTCAACGTCGGTCGTCCTGGTGAACAGAGCGGCCTCGGTCAGCTTGGTCTCCAGGGCCTGGACCCGAAGGGCCAGGTCGGACACGATGTTGGCGTGCTGCACCAGGCGGGCCGTTACCTGGGTGTTCACTGCATCCTGGACGGATGCCGAAAATGCGGCCTGAATGGCCGCGACGAAGGTGTTCATCTCTTGCATGTCTTTCTCTCTTTCTAGGTTGCAGGCCGGCGGATGCTGGCCTGGCGAGGATTCTACTCTACTTTTCCCAACTCGTGTCAACTACTGGTTTTCACCTAGGATTTTGTGGATCAGCCAAAAACCGAACAACCTGGCCACCAGGCCCCGGTGTTTGGGTTCCGGTGGCGGCGGTGGCGGCCGGCTGGCCAGCAGCATCGTCGATCTAACTTTCTTTCTGCGGGTGCGATTCACCGGGCCTTGTACAGAGAGGCCCGCGTGGCTGTCACGGCTTCCAAGATGCCATTGTGATCACACGGGTTAGGGCTACCCAGGGAGGACAGCAGCATATGCAAGTCCCGCTCCAGGGCCTTTTTGTAAGAGTGCCCCTGATCGGGCTCTTCCAGGTCCTGGATGGAGTACCCCAGGAGCTCTGGATTCCTGAACGTCTCGGCACTGAAAAAAGTGTCCAGCTTGATCGACGTTTGGATGTCGTGATGGCGGAACTCGATCACACGGCCACGATTGTTGCGAACAGGATAGGGCCAGCTGGTGATCAACAGGCGGACCCCGTTGGTCGTTGTGTAGCCCCGAGAGACTTCGGGTTGAATAAGCGGCTTCATGGTCTTTCTCACTTTCTAGTCCTGGGACGACCCCAGAACCAACACCATACCCGAATTTTCCAGGGCTGTCAACGGCCCAGCAAATGAGCCCGGAGCTCCGCCCAGGACACGCCAATCCAGGGCCACCGCGCAAGCGGCGGTACATCCACGCCACGGTTGACCAGGTCGATGGCCTGCTCGCCGCAGTACAGCAGCAGCTCGGACTTGTGCGCATGGGCGGTGCCTGGCGGGAAGTACTGCACCAGGACGTAGGTCGGGCACCGCAGGTCCGCGTGCTTGACGTGGAAGGCGACCTGGTGCGGCGACAAGTTGATCTTGCGGCCGCGCTTGACGACCTTGAGCTCCACCATCATGAATTCCCCGTGCGGGAAGGCCAGCAGGCAATCCGGGATGCCCAGGTTGACCCTGGACTCAATCCGGGTGAAATGGCAGTTTGGGACGTTCTCTTTTAGGCGCTTGTACAGGTTCGCTTCCGGCTTCACTGACATCTTCTACCTCTGGCTCTTCTTCGATCTGCTTGGGGGTGACATCGACGATGGGTCCGGCGTTGCCGCCGTACAGGCGCTTGATCTCGTCCAGCTTGCGCTGTACTTCTTCCTTGCTCATGCTGTCAATGGTGCCATGGCGGATTTCCTTGCGATCGATGTAGATGGTGCCCAGGGCCTGGCCGCGCCGATACTCTGCCTGGACGGCCGCGCCATACGCTCCAGATGCCAGGGCCTGGTCACGGATGACCTGCAGGTCCCGCATATGGCGCTCAAACGTCGTGGCGTACTTTTCGCCCAGCTCTCGCCTGCGCTCCTGGATCGCAGCCACGATATGCGGGCTCTTATCAGGATCAGTCAGCTCCCGGGCCCGGTTCTTTGCCCAGATTTCGCTGTAGCCAGCCCGCAGGGCCGCCTCTTTCAAGGTAACGTGGCCGTCGCCTGAGACAAACTCCTCCACGCACTTCCATTCCTGGGGGGGCAGGACCTTGGGCTTGTGGGGCTTGACCGGGGCCGTCAGTCGGGCCTCAACCACAGCAGGCCGTCCCCCAAGGTTTTTGCCAGCCAAGAACTTCTCATCCTTCGACGTACCGATTCGAGACATCAGGCGACCCTCCAGAGCCGCCAGCCCTCGCCGTACTTGCGAATGGTGAACCGCACGCCAGGATGGCGACGGGCGTACATATAGGCCGCGCTGCGCAGGTTCTTGATCCAGTCAGCTTCCAGCACCAGGAAGCTCTCACCGACCCGCATGTCAGGGAATGGATAGACCTGGCGCGCGGCCTGTGGGCCGGGCACAGGGATATGGGCTTCGATTTTCATGGATACATTGTGCAACACCGCCACTCGTAACGCAACCCGCTGCCCAAGGGCCTCCAAAGTCAAATTCGGGGTTTCTATAGACTTTTTTTGGGTAATGTATGTTTTTTTTTTTTCAAAAAGTCATCGCGCGCGCATTTTATGTGAATTACACCTCTGAACACTCTGTAATGCTCTGTACACCTCTAAC